CTAAGACCTCTAATTAAAAATGTCGGAGATGCGACGGTAATAGTTCCGTTAATAAAAGAATATTTAGAAGTAGGTGTTAAGAATGATGAACACCTTGTTAAGCTAGCCGCTGTTGTGCAGAGGTTAGTTTCTACTAGTAGTAAAGTACAAGCAGAGACAGGCAACTCTTGGATGTTATCTGATGAAGAGAAAAAACAGTTAATGGGTGAGTTAGATGAAATTACCGGCTCAACTCAAGAGATCAATGCTAAAGTGGTTGATTTAACTTCTAAACAAAATTCAATTGAATCTGAATTAAACGATATACAAGACGGATTAGTATAATATGCCAGATAATAATAGTAACGCATCGCCATTTTTCTCAGCTGAGGTTAAAGAAGTAATTTATACTGACAATAATCCTTCATTGGTATATGGCATTAAAGTAAAGATATTAGATAATACTATATCCAATGACGACGAGTCTGTTACGCTAATTACAGCAATTCCGATAAATTATAATATACTGCGTATACCAATTGTAGGTGAAGTTGTTTTAATTATTCAAGCTCCGAGCTCATATGCTTCGGGTACGAGAAAAACGACAACTTATTATTATACAGACATTGTAAGTTTACAGTCCAGTATACATCACAATTCTATACCGTCAGTATCTAAAATAACTACTACTCAAGGACAAAGTGGAGACTCAAAAGATTATAATGAAACTTCAACGGGTAACAGCAAAAAAGAAAAAGATCCTGTGCCTGATGTAAATTTTCAAGAGAATGCAGCGTCCAAACCGTTACAGCATTATATAGGAGATGTAATATTATCAGGTCGTTACGGAAACTCTATTAGATTTTCAACTTCACCTAAAAGTGGAGGATTTAAAGTGCCCGCTAAATTTTCAGGAGCTCCTGGCTCTCCAATTACTATATTTAGAAATACTACTCAAAGTAAAGACACTAAAAAAATTAATGACTTTGTAACTGAAGACTTTACTAAAGAAGAAAATATAATTGTACAAGCATCAGGGCAAAAATTAGAATTTGAACAAGCTTCTGGATTGCTAACTGCAATTAAAAAACATAAAATAACTTCCTGGAAAGATGAGAATTGGGGAACTACTCCACAAACATTGATATCTTCAGGCAGGATTGTATTTAATAGTACTCAAAAAGAAATTATAGCATTTGCAAAAAACGGAATTGGATTATCTTCAGAGACTACAATTGCATTAGATGCGAAAGACGTTATATCATTAAATGCTGATAAAATTGAATTAGGTACTGATGCAAAAGAAGCATTGATATTAGGTAACGCATTTAAAACTTGGATGGAAAATTTAATTCAAGCTTTAGGCACACTAGCTCCAATATCGCCTGTAGGCCCTTGCTCTCCATTAATAGCAGCACCGCAATGGGCTTTAATTGAAGGATTAAAAGCTCAAATTGAACCGACTTTATTAAGTCAAGTTGCATTTACTAAAAAGAAAGCAATAGCAACAAAAGAAAAATCTGCTAAATTTAAAAATATACCCGAGCCTGATTTTAAAATGACAGAGGCTGATGTTGCTAAGGCCCAAAAAGAAAAAGAAAAAGCAGCTGAAAAAGCAGCAGATCCTGAATTAACAGCAGATGAAAAAAATGCGAATAAAGATTTGCATAATAGAGCAGATCAAGAAATTAAAACTTTAGAAAAAGTTAGAAGTGTAATTTAAAATAAAAAACAATGCCAGGCGTAGTAATAGAAGACGACGAAATTATAGAAAATGCTCAATTGAATAAAGTAATTATTCAAAAAGCAGAATTAACTCCAGATGAAGAAAAAGCTTTGGATGACGAAGGTTCGCAAGCAGAAAGTGATGGGAGCATTGATGATGTTGGAGATGATGTAGAAGAGGATGATCCGGCAGAAGATTTTTTTGAATTTTTAGAATCAGATTTTCCTAACGAATCAAAAGAAGGATTTAGTAATACAACTACATTAAATGACAAAACAATTGATACCGGAATTAAAGTAGCTACGATTGCTAATAAAGATGTTAATGATTTAGTTAGAGAAGCATCTTCAGGTTCATTAAGTGGTCCACGTGTCGACGTAATGTTAGGTAATGTCAAATGCCGTCCGGGTAAAGCTCCATGGCATGCAGCAGCGGTGACTACTTGGTTTATAGAAGCGGGAGCCCCAATTCCCACTGAAGGAGCTTCAACAGCCGCCGGCTGGCTTAAGTGGGCAAAGGATACTCATAGATTAATAGCTAATCCAATAGTCGGGGCAGCTGCTATATATGGCGCCACTGAAAGAGAAGTCGTAACTGCGCATCATTTAGGATGTGTAGTGCAAATATTAGATGGCGACAATGCTCATAATGTTATATGTGCTGAAGTTGTTGACACGCAGCTGCAATTAGTACAATCAAATGTTAGTACAATTTTAGGATTTGTTCTTCCAGCTGCTGACCCTCCAGCTAGACCTAAACTACCAGTTAACGCAGCTGGCTCTCTTAGCTTCGGCCCAATTAAAGGATTAACACCGCAGGAGCAATCGTCAGGTATACATTTTTTTGACGGTCAATTAGTATTTAGACAAAACAAAGCTCCGAATTGGTCTAAAACAGTATATGGTCCGGACATTTCATATTCAGATGTACAAGAGGGTGGGTGTGGTATATGCGCGCTAGCATCTGTGTTGAGAAATTTAACAGGAAATGCTTCTATTAATCCAGGAGAGTTTGCTAAGACTCATGGAAAGTATCACGTCAAAAATGTTGGCAGTAGTTGGTCACTTATGACAGAAGTTCCTTCATTATATAAATGTAAAGGAGAGGCTATTGGAAAAGTAAAAGCAAAGGCAGTAGCTACTTTATTAAAAGGAGGATATGTAACTTCAGTCGGAAGTGGTAAAACTCCATATTCTAAAGGAGGACATTTTATTTATATAAGACGTTATGACAAAGCCGCAGATGTTTTCTATGTAGGAAACTCTTGGTATCAAGGTAAGTCCGCGGCCTCAAATACAACTCCGTTTACTTGGGAACAATTAGTAGCAGCTGGAATGAAAAACAGTTGGTCTATTACAAAGGCATAAAAATACATTAAAGATATTTATTTAAAAGACAGTAACATGAATTCAAAGGATTTTATACAAGCACTTAGAAAAGTTATTCGTGAAGAAGTTTCGAATGCCGTACGTACGGAATTAAGTAAAATAACTCCTATAATAAACGAACGAGTAACAACCGCCAAATATACACAAGCTGTAATACCGGCTGTTACAACTAAAGTAATCGCCAAGACACCGGTTAAAAAACAATACACTGAGAACCCAACTTTAAATGAGTTGTTAAATGACACAGCTGGTTTTAGAAATGAATATGCTGGTGCTAGTTTAGATGAAAGTATAGATTATAATAATTTTGAAGAGTGGCCGACAATGGGTCGTAAACCGGCGCCGTCCGCAAAATCAATTATACCAACGTATGATACTGAAGGTAGACGAGTTGATGTTTCTAAATTAGCTGAAACAGAAGCAGGCGCGGCAGTTGTAAAAGCATTAACAAGAGATTATTCGTCTTTGATAAAAGCAATGGATAAGAAAAAAGGTAACTAATGTCATACGAAATAAGATATAATCCTATAGATTTAGAAGAAAATGTAGCAATTGGTATTAAGCTTCCTTTAGTTGGGAAGACTGGAATACTATTTGATTTATCTTATTCCACTGAAGAGCAAGCACTTTCAAATTTAAAAAATTTAATACTTACTCGTCAAGGCGAGCGAGTATTACAACCTTTATTTGGTACACGTCTTCAAGATTCGCTTTTTGAACAAAATACGGATTTATTAAAAGAACAAATACAATCTTCTATATTAGAAGCTATATCATTTTGGTTACCATATATTCAAGTTAATGATTTAATAGTTCAAACTGTCATAGCAGCAGGACCGTCAAATGAAGAACATGGAATAACAATATCATTAAAGGTATCTGTTAATGAGCAAGAAGTTAATAAACCAGTTACATTTTTAGTAACATCTACAACCGTTGAAGAAGTAATAATATAATGGCACAAATAAAAAAAGATATACGATATCTAAATAAAGATTTTAGTCAATTTAGAGCAAACTTAATTGAGTTTTCTAAAAACTATTTTCCTAATACTTATAATGATTTTAACGAATCATCACCTGGTATGATGTTTATTGAAATGGCATCATATGTAGGAGATGTATTGTCATACTATACTGATAGTCAATTAAAAGAATCGCTAATGCCATTGGCCTCTGAACGTGGAAATGTATTAGCTTTATCTGCTAACTTAGGATATAGAACTAAAAATAAAATACCTGCGACTGTTGATATAGATGTATTTCAGTTATTACCAGCCAAAACCACTGTCGACGGAAAAGTACCTGATTGGGACTATGCATTAACATTGAAAGAAGGAATGTTAATTGGAGCGGAGGGTACGGAGCTTGAATTTAGAACTTTATCTTTAGTTAATTTTAAAGTTTCTAGCAGTTTTGATCCTACGGATGTAAGTATTTATCAAATTAATGACGTAGACAGCACTCCGGATTTTTATCTTCTTAAGAAAAAAGTAAAAGCAATTGCAGGAACACTTCGTACAGAAACTTTTGATTTTGCGTCTGCTAAAAGATTTGATAAAATATTATTAAATCCTGCCGATGTTATTGAAATAGTGTCAATAACAGATTCAGATAATAATTCATGGACTGAAGTACCTTATCTAGCTCAAGACACTGTATTTGAATCAATAGCAAACACTATACAAAATGATCCTGATTTATCAGTATATACAAACGTACCTTATTTAATAAAATTAAAGAAAACTGCTAGACGATTTATTACTAAATTTAGATCAGACAAAAAATTAGAAATTCAATTTGGCCCGGGAGTATCAGATAATGACGATGAAGAGATTATTCCAAATCCTGATAATGTAGGATCTAGTTTAAATGGATTAAGAACTCAATTTGATCATCCAATTGACCCGTCAAACTTTATGTACACTAAAACATATGGGTTAGCGCCGTCTAATACTACTTTAACAGTTTCATATACTACAGGTGGCGGAATTGAATCAAACGTAGCTTCATTTACATTAAAAAATATTAATTCTATACAATATCAAATTGACTCACAAAATTTAAGTATAGCACTATTAAGTAGAATTAAAGCGTCTGTAGCGTGCACAAACCCACTACCAGCAATAGGCGGTAAGAGTGAAGAGTCTATTGAAGAGATTAGGCAAAATGCAATGGCTACCTTTGCATCACAGCAGCGTGCAGTAACAGCACAAGATTATATTATTAGAGCTTATTCAATGCCGTCTAGATTTGGTTCGGTTGCGAAAGCATATATCATACAGGATCAGCAACTTAATCCAGATAACGGTCAAGAAATGATTCCAAACCCATTGGCATTAAATTTATATACATTAGGATATGATTTAAATGGAAGCTTAACAGTTTTAAATGATGCAGTAAAAGAAAATTTAAAAACTTATCTTAATAGCTATAGAATATTAACCGATGCAGTAAATATTAAAAATGCGCATATAATTAATATAGGATTGCAGTTTGAAATAATTACTCTTCCAGAATATAATTCAAATGAAGTTTTATTAAAATGTATTGATAAATTAAAAACTAGTTTTAACTCTAAAATATGGCAAATTAATCAGCCTATAATATTATCAAAAATATATACAGATTTAGATAGAGTTGAAGGAGTTCAGTCAGTACCTTCGATAAAAATTGTTAATTTATATAACGCTACTCAAGGCTACTCTGGAAATGTGTATGACATCGCCGCTGCTACAAAAGCAGGAGTTATATATCCTTCATTGGACCCTAGTATTTTTGAAATTAAAAACTTAAATAGAGATATAATTGGTAAGGTAGTATCACTTTAAAATAATTAACTATGATTTGGTCAATACCAGCATTACAAGACGCAACAATATACGAAAAAGATCCGTACAGAAATTCAGGATTAGATGAGATATTAGAACTCCGTAAACAAGGAGACGTGACAACTGCAGATTTAACAGAATCTAGAATTTTAATTAAGTTTGATTTAACAGCCCTATCATCAATATTATCTGAAAATAGTATACCAATTACTAGCGTATCAGCTAGCTTAAAATTATATACGGTTCAAGAATCACAGCTACCTAAATCATATACTGTCGAAGCTAAACCTGTGTCAGTTAACTGGGAAAACGGTTCAGGATATGCAGCATCGCCTGTGGGTTTAATTGCTAGCACAGCAGTTACCGACGGAGCTACTTGGATGTCGACAGCCGGCTACGGAACTACGACATGGTCTGCGTCATTAGCAGCTAATTCTCAAATAGTATTTAATGATAAAACGTATCCAGGTGGCGGAACTTTTATTACGGGGTCTACAGTAAGTCAGTCATTTGCATATAAAACTACAGACACTGTTGATATCAACATTACTAATATTGTACAAAATTGGTATAATCAAGTATACACTAATAATGGAGTTGTATTGACATTTAATAATACAGCTATATCATCTAGTAATTATCCAGAAACGCTAATTCAATTTTACTCTTCAGATACTAATACAGTATTTGAACCTCAATTATATATTAGTTGGACAGGATCTATTACTTACAATACAGGATCAATGTCTTTAATAACTTACGAAGACAGCCCAATACTATATACTAGAGCATTTAAAGGAGAATTGATAAAAGACAAAAAAACTAGAATATTATTAGGGTCTCGACCTAGATATCCTAGACCTTCATTTGCACAAAATTCTTCATTTGCTACTCAAAAAGCTTTGCCTAGAAATTCATATTATCAAATCAAAGACGCGCATAACGATCAAATAGTTATACCGTATAGTTCATTTACGCAAGTTAATACTAATGTATCAGGAGCTTATTTTGATTTTTACACGACAATGTTGTATCCGGAAAGATATTACAAATTTGAAATTAAAGCAGAATTTTCCGACATAACTGAATATTTCAATGCATCGGACTTTACATTTAAAATAATTAAATAATGGGAACGATCTCAAAAACTCCTGAATATCAAATTGTCAATTCTGCGCAGGTCGTATCAGCACAAGCACCTAAATCTTTAGTAGAGTCTTTTCAATTAATTGAAGTGCCACCTGCACAAGCACCTAAACCTGCACAAGCACCTAAACCTGCACCGGATAGGATTTATGAATTACATGAATTTGATCCCGATAAAATCGTTACTGGTCAAATAAACCCTGACCAAATAGATCCATTATTATACAAACCGTTTGATAGAAGTTCTAATGGAACTGTATTAATTGATAAAAATAAAGATTTAACTAATCAAAAAACTTTAATTAGTTTAAATGTTTCAAAAACATCCAATGTCAAATTTAATCAAGTAATTGATGCTGTGATACAGGAGTTTACGGAAGATTTAGACTCAACTCTAGCATTTTTAGAAAATAAAGTAGCTTCATTAGAATCAGGTACTCAGCGTAATCGAGCAGATAAAGCAGTTTTAACTACACAGATAGACGAGTTAAATGCACAAATAGCTTCATTAAGAGATCAATTAGCATTAGCAGTTGACCCGGGCAGAGATAATATCGTTAGTGATACGTTAGTAGCTGGAAGTGAATTATATTCTAACCAAACCGGTGCTAATGGAGATCGTATTAGAAATATACTATTATCTAGAAATAGAATGGCAAAAGGTATAATGCAAGGAGATGGTAATTTTATAATACGCACTGGTAATTATGATTATAATGGAAATGCGCTTGGCGAAGAATCTATAGTTTGGGGCAGAGGCTATGACGGCAAACAAGATGGCCCGGGCCGCTTTATGGGATTAAAAATAACTCCTGGAAGTAATGGATTGTTAGAAGTAGTTAGAGTTGATTATAATAACGTATCTACACCGTTCAAACGTACTTGGGGAGTGTTTGTTGGAAACATTTCATCAAAAGCAAGAATTCAATTAACAGACTCAGGTATATTAAATTTATATGATGGGTCAAATGTTGTTTGGTCTAGCTATGGCACTTAAGATACCTAGAATATCTATTTAAGATATTTATATTAAAGGATGTTATCAGTATATACTAATCAGCAAGATTTATTAAACTCAACTAATACTATAAAGGTATCTAGATTAGAGTCTGTTGATAAAGAACTTTTAGATACTAGAAAGTTTGCTATTAAGTTTAAATCAACCGGTGAGACCAATCTTAATTCAACTGCGGATTTAGAATTACATGTATATACTCCAGACGGTGTTTATTTAACAGGTAATCACGATACTCATTATAGCGTTGATTTTAACGGTACTAGTTCATTAACATACCAACATTTATCAGTTGATACTAATACTGAATTAGATGGCTTAGGAATACATAGAGGTCAATATAAAGTAGTATACAATTTATTTAATAATTTATTAGGCTCTTATAAAGGTCAAAAGCTTTGGATTAAAGAAATTTCTCCGTCTAGACGAGAATTAAGAATTCAATTATCTGATAATGAAAGCATCACTTTACGTGATCAATTAAATTCTTTTCGTAATCGTTGGAATGATTTACTAACCAATGACGATGTATTTGATTCATTTTTATTAAACTTTGGTTTTAATGAAACGTATCAAATAATTAATATGCGATTTGATACTTTTGGGCCAACGCCTGAAATTATTGTTAGATTGTATGCCCCATTACCAGCTAAGTATGGAGAGAAATCTAGATTATGGGTTTCAGAAGAAATAATTGAATCAGTATTAGATACGGTATCGATTATACCACAGCATATTCCAGATCCAGTTACAGCATTAGCTGGTCCTAATTTTGAATTAGAAGAATTTGATGGAGGTTCGGTAGCTACTAGCTTTAAAAATTGGAATAATTTACTTACTGAAAATGTACAAACATCGCAGCAATTAATCGACAATTACTTTTCCGGTTCATTAGCAGGAATAAAATTAAATACCAATCATAGAATATTTGATAGTTTTATTCATTATGGCTCTGCCGTTGAACGAGTTAAAAACTTCAAGTATAAATTAGAATTAATTGAATATTATTCAGCTCAAGTTCAAACTATATCTCAAGTTAATGGAGGAGATATAACTCAAATTAATTTAGCTGATATTTACATTAAACGAAATCGTGTAGTTAGTGGATTTGATGATTTTGAAAAATATTTATTTTTCGAATCAACGGGAAGTGCTTTATATACACACGTTAATGAAACTACGGGGTCATATACTCCTAGAATAGTTAATCCATGGCCAAAGACAACTCCGACTGCATTGAAATGGAACGAAGCTTTTACGATGTGGAGTACGGCAGCTACTCAATGGACACTAGGAGCTGCACCTGACCCTTATGGATATTTTGCAACTCAAGTTTCTTCAACTTCTAACACCGGGCAGATATATTATAATGATTTATTAGAGATTGCTGAAATTTTTGATTATAATAATATTCATAAATTAATAGAAACTGTTCCTTTATATATAAAGGAATCTACAGATAATGAAGAGTATTTGCTCTTTATTAATATGATGGGGCAACATTTTGATATATTATGGACATATATTAAAGCACTTACGTCAATACATTCTCGAGAAGAAAATCCAAAAGATGGAATGCCAGATAATTTGCTGTACGATGTTGCTAAATCTTTAGGATTTGATTTATTAAATGGCAAATCAACTTCTGAGCTTTGGAAATATGCTTTAGCTGTTGATGAAAATGGCGTAGCGTTGGAAAGTGGCGTTAATAATATTACTACGATTACTGATGAAAAAAATACTAAAGAAATTTGGAGAAGAATTGTAAACAATCTTCCTTATATATTAAAATCAAAGGGTACTTCTAGATCTATAAAAGCTTTATTGGCTTGTTATGGAATACCTTCTACCGTATTAACGATTAAAGAATATGGCGGTCCTAGCACATTCACTGATAATAATCATTATCCTGAATATGTGCATGACAAATACCATTATGCATGGCTTTCTCAAACTGGTAGCTTAAGTTTAACAGCCGGCCAATTCATAAATGGTGCTAAGACTTATGTTTATGCTAACACCTTGGAATTCCGGTTTAAAACGGATAATAACTATATCTATGGTGTAGGAACTCCTTATAACATTTTATCTATTAAAAGTGGATCAATTGACGATGTTTATAATTTAATTCTTAACAAAGAAACCAATGATGATAATCAAGGTACTATTACATTATTTAATGGTATAACTGGTCAAGCTATTACAGCATCTAATTTAGAAATATTTGACAATAGTTGGATTAGCGTCGTTATTAATAATAACAACTTAACTTCTTCATTGAATGTAGTAAAATCTTTATACGGCAATACAATATATAATGTATCTGCTAGTGTAATTGGAGCGCCTAATCCATTTAAGCAATCGACTATAACATTTGCGTCAGGATCTAGAGCAATAACTCCAGTATTTGTTAATAGCACTACTATATCTTCTCTAGGTAAGTTTCATGGTCACTTTCAAGAAATTCGTTTATGGTCTGGGTCGCTAAATAACGCTACTATTCAAGAGCATGCAGCATCCCCAAATACATACACTTATAATGTTGATAGAACTTTATTAACAACCGGAGAAGAAGCTGCTAAGCCATTTGATCATTTATTGCAAAGATTTACTTTATCAGATAAAACAATAAAGAGTGGTTCATTTTATCAATCGTCAACTCACCCTAATCAAACTATTAATACAGGTTCACTTTTCTTCAATGGATTTGGAAGTAGTTCAGGGTCAATAGTATTTGAAGGATTTGAAGAAACATATTACACACCATCTCCTTCGTTAGGAGCTTCTAGTTTATATTCAAACAAAGTAAGAATTGAATCTGCTAGTTTAGATGTTAATAAAAGATTAAATACTAAAACAAGAATTGAGAAATCATCATTTGACAGATACTCTTTAGACTCTAATAGAGTAGGAGTTTATTTCTCCCCTCAAACTGCAATCAATGAAGACATATTCAATCAATTAGGATATTTTGAAATTGACGATTATATCGGAGACCCAGGAGATATTTTAAATGACAATTATACAAAGCTAAATAACTTTGCAATTAATTACTGGAAGAAGTATGAAAATAGAAATGACTTTGAAGCGTATTTCAGAGCTCTTCAAATTTATGACTTTACTTTATTTAAGTATATTAAGCAGCTACTTCCTAAAAGAGCAAATGCAATTGTAGGATTAGTTGTAGAGCCAAATGTTTTAGAAAGAAGTAAAGTTAAACTTATTAACAACCCTGTAATTGAAAATTTAAAGCACGATGTAACTTTAAATGCAGTTAATGACGTATCAGCTTCTGGAGTATATCAAAACTTAAATGGATTAATTACTCAACCAATAACCGTTGCAGACTCTAGTATATTTCCTAATTTAACAGGAGTAATGAGTAGCTCGTTAGCGATGACTTCTGAATATCAATCTTATGCCGGTCTTATTGAAAATAATACCACAGACATTGATAAGCTAGGAACTTCATGGGTTCAGCATAGATACATAGATAAATATAAAATAACAGAATCAGGATCTTATAAGCCTATTCAAACTACTATATACGATCAAAGACCGTTTGGACAATATTCATTTACTTCTTCATATACAAATGTTAGCAGTAGCGTTGCCTTGGTACAGCGATTGTATGATGCTACGGTAGCTTATTTAATGCCAGGAGATAAAGTAACTTTTACAATGCCAGCCACGTATACAGGATCACTGTATTGTTATTTTGAAGTAACTTCATTTGCAGGTAACCCGGTAAGTATAGATGTGATAGATTTTGCTACTACTTCAATAGTAGCAAATATACCTATTAATGGCGTGGGAACATATCAAACCACAAACGCGGTTACATTAACCGGACCTAAATTTACACTAAAAAATAAAATTACCTCTATCAAAGACGTAGAAATTGCCGACATTTATATATACGAATCTGTAACTTCATATAGTAGTTCATTAATTCCATATCCGGTAACTGCTAGTTTAGGAAATAAATTTCAAGGAACTGGATATGCAAATGCTAGATTAAACGGTTCTAAATTGGTAGGATCGGCAGTTAACGCAAATTCAAGACAAACTGTCGACGGAGGACCTGTAGTTAAAGTGACGCAAGTAAATCCAAATCAAGTAGTGTTTGCAAATAATCAATTAACAACAATAGACAGAGCAACATCAGGTAGATCTACAAACTCCAGGATTGGATAAAATGATTCTTAAATATAAATCTGAATTTTTCAATAGTCTATATTTATTAAAAAGGTATAAACAAGATGGGATACTTAAATAATAGTACAATAACCGTTGACGCAATTCTTACTAAAAAAGGAAGAGAATTGCTAGCTCGCGGAAAAGATGAATTTAAAATCACTCAATTTGCAGTAGCAGATGATGAGATTGATTATGATTTGTGGAACCCTGCACACCCATTAGGGTCTGATTATTATGGCATTATCATTGAGAATATGCCATTAGTAGAAGCTAGTGCAGATGAATCAAATGTAATGCGTTACAAATTAGTAACATTGCCAAAGAAAACAGCAAGAATACCAGTTATTCAAGTTGGTCAATCTTCAATAACGCTAACATCTCCAGGTCAACAGTCGACTATTAATCCGACAACGACAAACTTTACTTCTGGAAATGCTACATTAGGATACACTGCAATTTTATCTAATTCAGACACAGCAACACTTCAAGTAGTGCAACCTGTTAATGCAGGTGTTAGTCCTACAGTACCAAGATTTATTGGAGATTCTGAATCAGCTCAAACTGTATCAGCAGTTGGATTTAGCTTTAATATCATTGCTAAGCAGCAATTAGTTGCAGACTCTGTAGCTACTATCACTATTATAGGAAATGAAACTGGTGGTAGAGTAACTGTTAATTTAACTGTTAAAAAAGTACAATTAGCGACAGCTTCAAATACTTCAATAACTAACGCACAATAATTAAAAAAATAACATGGGAGTAATTAGAACACCATTAGTGGTAAATAATTTAGCGGCAGCACCTAGAGCAGCTGCAGCTGCAAATATACAAGCAGTTACATTACCAAATTCAAACGCTAATTTAGTGAACGAAATTGAAACTCGAGCTCGTGCTATTGCAGCTGAAATGGTAGCACAAGTAGCTAGACAATCTCAAGTAGCTTCAAGTGGAAGAGTATTTACTCGCTTTGACGTTGCATCTGATATCATTGAAAATCAAAAAACATTTGTAACGACTGGTTTATTTACTGGTAATGCAGCTACAATGTCATTAGCTTATTCTAGCTCAGCTCAATCTACAGCATCTAAAACATATTATTATGATATGTTAAATGCCAATCCTGCTCTTTCAACTTCAGAAGTTCAATTTGCAGTAGCTCATGGTCATAGATTAGGTTCAGGATCTTCAGCTGCTGGAACATTAAATGATTCTCCGGCAAGAGCAGTATATTCTCAATATCGTTTGCTATTATTAAATCCAGGAGACACGACATTTACCTTTGGTGGTAGTCAATCTTCAGATTCAATATATGCTTTGAATTTCAATCGCGCAAGAATTAAAGATAAATTAGACCCAGGTAACTGGCAATTAACTTTAACTAATTTAAGTGGTTCAGGATTTACTAATAATACTCATACTGGATCAAATGTAAAACCGTTAAATACCAATTTTATTTCATTAATAGATGATTCAGGTCAAACTCAAGAAACAAATTTATCTACCGGAGGTAGAGTATTTAATGTTGTATCTGGATCTATTACCGGAGGAGTTTTTAACTCAACCGATCCTAAATATTATGGATTAGCTTATCCTGATATGGGTATTTTAATTTTAAATGGATTAGCGTTAGACACTTCAATGTCATTTAATACAGTAACAGGTTCAAATATAGCTGGAGATAATGCTTGGAAATTATTTACTTCAATTTCAGGAGGATTGGCTTATGGGGTTGGAAATAGTCTACCAAATTTAGCATTCTCAGCACGTAATGAAGAAACAGTAACTTCGACTCACTTTTTTGTTCGAGTTAAAAATGGTGAATATAATTTTTCAAATAACCCAACATTTACTACCGGTTCAGTAGGAGAGCTTTTGCAACCAACATTTATCGGAGACCCTAAGACGTATATTACATCAATTGGTATGTATAACGATCGTCAAGAATTGTTAGCAGTAGCAAAATTATCTAAACCAATACAAAAATCATTTAGTAACGAAGCTTTAATAAAAGTTAAGTTAGATTTTTAGTAGTACTTAAAATAAACCTATTAAATTGGCTCTTTGATATTTATATTAAAGAGCCATTTTTACATTATGGGGAAACCAGGAGTATTTAAAAGAATTGACGGTCAGGATAAGACTATCACGCCATTCAAGGTTTATAAATCTTGGAGGTATGATACTACATCTAGTTTAGATAGTGATAACATTGATCGATTAGTAGCAATCAAACCTAATCCAGCATTATATTCCGGAAATAAAGTTACATTAGATACTTGGCAACGACAATTAGATTCTTCTTCACTATTAGTTAATATAGCTAATAATAAAGAAGCTTCAATGATTTGGTATAGCTTAAATCATTTATATTATAAGAGAGCAGGTCAGCCTTTTGAAACATTTGGATATGCAGACCCACAGGCTATTGAAAGAACTATATTTAATGAAGCTTCAGTTATATCTATTCCGCAAAAAAAGTTTGGAGAAACTATCAAACCAGGTACTGTTAAATTGCGTTTTAAAAATACTCAATTAAATACTGTTACAATGTCATTGTATGATGACGGTAAAGGAAATTTAATTGATTCTGCATTAAGTGCTTCCGTGTCAGGAGAAATATTATACTTAGGGTTTAATTCATCTACATATTCCAGAACTTATTTAGACACCGTATATAACACGGGATCATTATTATCTACCGAATTAAATACTAGAAATGAAATTAATAATATTTACGTAGACACTTTAATACCTGAGTATTTAGTTAATAGTAAAAATGTTAGCATAACACCTAATCCTTTACTTACTATCGGAGCTACTAAATGGGGTAACGCTGCTACATTTGCAGGAGAAGGATATATTCGTTTACCAAATAGAGAAGATGTTAATTTTAAACAAAGTCAAAATTATGCTGTTTCATTTTGGGCTAATATGGCTACTACGGGTTCTGGAATTGTATCGTTATTATCAAAAAGAACGACAGGTACGGGAACTGTATTTAATTCAAAAACAGGAGTTTATGACACTGGAGATATAAATTATAATATTTCTCAATATCCATTTGATATAACGTATAATATTGTAACGAAAACGGTATTCGCAAATCAATCAACAGGTGCAGAAACGGTATCTATCTCATCAAACTTAGCAACTACATCATCAGCACATATATTAGTAAATAAAACAGGTTCTAGATTTGAATTGTATATAAATGGAGCTTTAGCTGATGTAGGCTTTACTCCTAGTTTAGGAAATATATACAATGAAGCTGATATCTTTATTGGATCTTTAGGAATTGATAAAGACGGAAAAGCTGTTAATGGAATGTTTGGCGACATCGACGAATTTTTTATATTTAATAAAGGATTAAGCCAAAGTGAAATTACCCAATTATCATATACAGGCTCTGAAAATTTAATGGTTACTAATACCAATGCCGTAGGTAATGTATTTTATGAGCATGGAATGATTGTTTTATCAGATCCTAGACCTAAATATGGTACTTCACAATATAGACCATTCAGTGATAGAGTTTATAATTATCTTTCGTCAGTAACTCAATCTGCTTATATAGATGATTTTTATTTAGAATATAATTCAACAGTAACTCTTTATGAGCATGAATATATTTGTAAATTAAAAGAAGATGAATTTAACTTTACTTCTAATCCGACGATTAGATTAGACAATGATCCTTCGTCAGAAGTTCCAAAACCAATTACTTCTAATAGTGAATTTGCTCCTTACATTACAACCGTTGGACTATATACATCTTTCGGAGAGTTAGTAGCGATAGGAAAACTAGGAACACCAATTAAAAAACGAGACAACGTTGATTTGAACTTAATAGTTCGATTTGACATATAATTATATAAAATAAAAGTTATGGCTAGAAGAAATCCTTATAGTAAAAAAGCAGTTGCGGCTAAGTACGGATTCCGTAGTGGCTTAGAAATGGAAATTGACGAATCACTTAAATCTAAAGGGATAGACGGTGATTATGAAAAGCATATTATTGAATATGTCAAACCAGAGACTAAACACAAATATCATCCTGACTTCAAATTGCCTAATGGTATTTTTGTAGAAACCAAAGGAAGATTTTTAACTGACGATCGAAAGAAACATATCTTAATCAAAGCTCAACATCCTGAGTTAGATATTCGCTTTTTATTTCAAAATTCAAAAACAAAAATTAGTAAAGCATCTAAGACTACTTATGCAGATTGGTGTATCAAGTATAACTTTAAATTTGCGGACAAGATAATACCGGAAGATTGGTTAGTATAATATTTGGTATATTGAAATAAATATACTATATTAATCGAGTATGATAAATAGTAAACTGACTAATTTAATAGAATCTGTTTTAGGTAAAGGTAAAACTACAAACAAAGGTAACATTGCACATCATTGTCCTTTTTGCCAATCCCCTAGAAGAAAATTAGAAGTTCAATCTTTAACTAATGAAAAAGGAGAAAACCCTTGGCATTGTTGGGTTTGTAATAAATCAGGAAAAAAGCTATCTACCTTATTTAAAGCCTTAAACGTAAGCCGTGATAGACTAACGGAGCTATACAGTATACTTAACATCCAACCCAAATATAACTCCGGTAAGTTCGACAGTTTACATTCAAATACGACAGTACTCGACCTGCCTAAAGAGTTTATTCCACTTTACAAAACTTCAGATACTACAGAATATAAAAATGTAATGCATTATTTACGTTCTAAAAGAAAAATTACACTATCTGAAATAGTAAAGTATAATATTGGCTATTGCGAATCTGGAGAATATTCTAAAAAGATTATAATTCCATCGTATGATGAGATGGGTAGATTGAATTATTTTGTAGGAAGAGCATATTATGAAGCGGAATCATTTAAACATAAAAATCCAGACACGTCTAAAAATTGTGTTGGCTTTGAATTGTTTATTAATTGGACTTTGCCAATCGTTTTAGTTGAAGGTAGTTTTGACGCAATAGCAGTTAGGCGCAATTCCATTCCATTATTCGGAAAGACTATATCAGAAGACTTACGTAAAAAGATTATTGAAAATAAAGTTACTAAATTATATATTTGTCTTGATAAAGACGCTCAAAAGCAAGCTCTAGAACACGCTGAATACTTTATGAATAATGGAGTAGAAGTGTATTTTGTAGATTTGCAAGAAAAAGATCCTGCTGAAATTGGTTTTGAACGAATGTGTACGTTGATTAAGGAAACACCTGCATTGACTTTTACACAATTTATGAAATATAAATTATTTGCATAATGAATAGAATAGAAATAGGAATAAATCACATTGAAAAAATATATCACGTAGCTGATATTCACATTCGAAATTTAAAAAGGCATCAAGAATATAAAACTGTATTTGAAAGAACTGTTGAAGCTATTAAAAAGACAGTAGGGCCAAATGATATTATCTTTTTAGGAGGAGATATTGTTCACGCTAAGACTGATATGACGCCTGAGTTGATTCAATCAGTGCAAGAATTCTTTAAAATGTTTGCAGATATTGCTCCTACAATATTAATTACAGGTAATCACGATTGCAACTTAAACAATATGTCTAGGTTAGATGCATTAACTCCTATTGTCAATGCACTTAATCACCCAAATCTACATTATCTCAAAGAGTCAGGGGTATATCATATATCCGATAAACACTTTACAGTTATGTCTGTTTTTGATAAGCCTAAAGATTTCATCAAAGCAAATAGTTTTGAAGGAGATTTTAAAATTGCGTTACATCACGGAGCTGTAAATAATGCAATGACTGATATTGGATTTAGATTGCAAAATGATCATGTAGACATTGATACATTTGAAGGATATAAATTAACTTTGTTAGGAGATATTCATAAACCAGCTCAATACCTCAATCAAGAAAAGACTATTGCATATTGTGGTTCGTTAATTCAACAAAATTATGCAGAAGCTTTAATACATGGAATGTTAGTATGGGATACTGCAACTTGCAAAGCTGACTTTGTAGAAATTGCAAATGACATTTGTTATTATACATTGGAAATTGACAATGGTGTACATGCTCCAATATTGCCAGTTGTATTAGATAAAAAGATTCGATTGCGTATTAAAGTTAAAAATACTGAATCAGCAGATTTAAAAACGATATTAGCTGACATTAAGTCTCAGTATGATATTGAAGAATATACAATTCAAAAAATAAATGATTTCAGTCAAAATAATACACGAGTTCATAAAATTAATATAGGTGATGTTCGAGATGTAGAATATCAAAATGAACTTATTACTAAATATCTAGATAATAAATTTGCTTTAGATGATGATATACTCGACGGCATTCGTCACGTTAATAGAACAGTTAATTCAGGATTGCCTCATTTAGAAATTTCTAGAAATGTATCGTGGATTCCTAAGAAATTTGAATTTTCAAATATGTTTAGTTACGGTGTAGATAATGTAATTGACTTTACAAATATGCAAGGAGTGCTAGGCATATTTGCACCTAATGCCTCTGGAAAGTCTACCATGTTAGATTCAATTACTTATTGTATATTTGACAAATGTGGAAGAACATCTAAAGCTTCAAGTGTATTAAATAATAAATCAGGTTCGTTTAAATGTAAATTTAATTTT